ATACATTAAAGATCCATCTATTAGACATACTATTATTGAACTGAATGATCTAATGATGAAGTATGAAGATCAACTGAATGAAGTAGATAAGAACATTAATTTAAGTCTTAAGTGTATACGTCACCAACTGCTACGATTACATTCATGAACCAAATTTACCACAAACGCGGAAAACCTGTGGAAAAACCTGTGGAAAACTAAATGTTAAAATAAATGTAGTTCAGTGTGTTATAATGCTAACATTATATTGTCAAGGTTCTCTGAATGCCTCTGTTAATCTCAGAAACCCTCAGATCTTTAGTGGTCTTAGCACGCGACCTATCGAGTTGTCAAGCGTTTGTCACGAAACTCAAAAATCTCAGAAATCTCAGAAATCCCAAAAACTCAGAATTCCGAGATTTTAAAAAACTCAGAAAACTCAGAATTTCAGAAAACTCAGAAATTTCAGAATTTCAGAAATCTTAAAATTTAAAAAACTCAGATTTTTCAGAAATTTCAGAAATTAAATATTAAGTTTTAACGGGTAACCTCTGTAGTTATCTGATAACCTTTGAGTATTAGTATATTATAGTATGGTATAACAGTACTGTAATATACTAAGAGTTTTCCACAGGGTTGTGGAAAAAGTCAGAAGGTTTTCCACAGGGTGTGCCAGTTAGGGAACTGTCTCCTGAGGGTTGCCAACTGCTCTAAGGTCTGCTATATTATTAGTGTTCAATCAATTAATGACAGTGAACACTAATTTTCTGAAGACCTTTGCAAACACTTTGGTCTACAATATTGTCACCATTGTAGCAGTTGTGGTGGCAGTAGTTGGTTATACTTACCGAGCAACCACAGTTTGGTACAACAATGGTGGCAGAGAGTTTCTAATCACCACCGCTTGTAAAACGGTAATGTTTGTTAACAAGACTGCCGAGAGGGTATACTACACACTGGAGGACGCTGAGACCACCAAAGTGTGACAGTTTCTGAAGTGGCACAGTAGGGGTTGCGGTTGCCCCTGATATCGGTTAATCTACATTTGTTGCTGAGGAATTCATGTCCGACAACTACTTCAACACCAATATTGTTGAGCGTCACGAAGATCACATGTGGCTCAACAATAGCATGGCAGAATGCTATGATTTCTGCCTGCGAATTGCAGAGCAATTCGATAACAAATCTGACATGTCTTGGTGGTATAGCATGAAGAAGGGTCACCTCTGCTACGACGTGTGACAGTTCAACAAGTGGCACAGAGGGGGTTGTAATTGCCCCTGATGCCTGCCATACTGTATTCATCAACCAAGGGAACCACCCATGCGTAAGATCGAACGACTGATGAACGATGCCATCACCAGTGGCAAGAACTTCCGTCTCGCTAACACTGCAGTGATCCATGAAGATGGTGTTGCTAAAGTGTTTCTTCACGGTCATAAGATTGCTGAGGTTGGTGATACCTTCCTCCGTTTGTTTGATGGTGGGCATCAGACTGTTACCACCAAGTCTCGCCTGAATGCTATTCTTCGTGTTCATGGTGAACCTGGAGATTGTGTGTTTCAAAAGCAATGGCAGTGGTTCGTTCGTATGAACACTGTGCAAGGTTTGAGCACTGTGCCTTTCTTCAGTTCTATGCGCCTGGGGTAATCCCCAATTTTTGGAATTCTTGAAAGCTTTGAAATCTTAAAATTTCTGAATTTTTGAGAATTCCAAAAATAAATAATTGTTAAAAATTAAAAATTAAATGGAATTCAACAATTATTATCTAGAAGAAGAACTATCTTATTATATACAAGATAGAGAAGAAGTAGAACTAGATGATATAGAGTATCCATCTATAGAGATTGATTATGATCCCTAATCAATCTTGACTTACTATCCCAACTCTGCTACAATTCAATCAGTTACCACTCAATCCAATGACTGAATTCACTCTTGAAGAACTAACTGAAATCGCTAAGGATATCAGTTCAGATGATCTGAAGCGTTATCGTATTGTTGTTGATGTAACTTTGAACACCAAAGTTTGTGATACACCAGACAACTGGGATTGGCAATCAATTCTAGATCTTGGTGCTGACGAAACTATTCATGATATTTTCGTCGAAGATCTTGATACTGATAACCTGTACATCTGATCATGTCTAACAAGAATTCACTCATTAAAGACATTCTCAAACTCGATAATTCATACAACAAAAGAGAGTTGCAGAACTGGCAATATCGAGATCTGGAGGATTATCTAGCAGAGTTGCAATATGAAGTCAAGTACCGTTGTGCCAGAAATTAAACTGGCACACACCCCCTAGACTTTCCCCTCGATACCTGATACATTACATTTGTCGCTGAGAGACACACTATGTTTGATGAACTTTGGCAGGAGATTGCTGATGCTCCTGGTGAAATCTTCGACATTCCTGAGATGAAAGGTTGGAATGATGATGAAGATAATGAAGATGTAACAATGGAAGCATTTCTTAACTCCAACTGGGATTTCTGATCATGAACCGTTCTGAACTGCAAGATCAACTCATTCAGCAGATGATCGATGACATGGACCTTAAGACAATGACCCAACTTTGTTATGATTATCTTGATGAGGGTTACGATAGGTATTCCGATGAAGAATTGACTGAAGAGGTTAAAGAATACTACCCCGAACTTCTGGAGGGTTGATCATGCAATTCCAAATCACATCTATCGAGTTTGATTGTAGTTTAGATGATGCAGATTGGACTGAGAAAGATCAACTTGAAACTGAAGAAATGCTGCCCACTCGTTACATCGGCAGTATTTGGGAAGCAGATGATGAAGAGGATTTAATTGAAGAGATTTCGTGTGCATCAGGTTGGTGCATTAAAGAGTTAGACTATCGCCATGTGTTAGTATAATAAATTGGGCGGCCGCTTCGCTGCCCCTTCCCTCCCCTCCCGCCCTCTAGGTTAGGGGTTGCCGCGGCCAATAGCAAGTGGTGTGGTGACAGTTTACAGAGTGTCTACTGATGACCCCAGACTGCCCCGACCCATGCCTATAATGACAGCATGAAAACAAACAACCCCTACATCGCTCAGATCATCGCCAAGGGTCGGGATTACGTTCCCACCCCTGCCCCTAAGGCAGAGTACCCCCGTACTATCCACGGTCGGGTGTTCGCCACCGAGGCAGAGTATAAAGAGGCGCTTGCCGACTTCCTGAACGGTCTGTGACAGTTGAGAGGGTGTCCCCCACCCCTTGACTTTCCCCCCGATCTCGTCCATACTACCTAAGTCAACCAAACAAACGACATGAGCATCACTCTCACCGCTAACTACAAAGAAACCCTCGCTGCTGAGACTGTAGAAAAGATTGATGAGTTGCTCGAAGAGAATTATGCTCTCGATGACATGCTGGAGTTCATCGACACCTACAACGAGAATGATTTTGTTGCATACTATGAAGAGTATGTGCGTTGTGGTGAAGCAATCGGTTACGAGGCAGTTGATGCCCTGATCGGTGAAATGGGTTGCGTGAGTGACATCGAGGATTGCGATGAGCGTTTCCAAGGTTGGTACGAAAGCGAAGCAGATTTTGCTGAACAGTTCTACTCTGACCTCTACGATGTGCCCGTTGCTTTGGTTGTAGATTGGCAGGCAACCTACGATTCCTCCCTGCGCTACGATTTCACCTGCTGCGAGAAGTCCTACCGCGAGGTGGCAGTATTTCGGGACTGCTGAGGACAGTTGAGGGGGTGGCACACGCTGCCCCCTTTCTAGCACCATCCGATCCTAGACTGATCTCAGTTCAAACAAAGCACATGACCCGCACCAACGTCCTGCCCAACGACCTCTGCACGGTGACCCTGACCGAGGCACAGTGGAGCACGATCCGAACCGCTGTGCTCTGTCTCGCTTGCGATTGTCGCGTTGCTGGCAAGGGTGCTGATGCAGACTACTACCTGAAAGCATACAACACCCTGGCAGAGGCGATGGGGTTGTGACAGTCTGACAAGTGACACAAGGGAGGGCGTCGCTGCCCTCCTGACCCTCTAGACTAACCACATCAGCAAACGACCCATGACCGCTTACCTGGAAACCAACCTGCTGCCCCTGATCTTTTCGATCGAACCAAAGCAGACTGAATCTCACATCCTAGAGGCACTCGGTCTCGCTGATCGTGTCTCGCCCCAATCTATTCTCATTGCCTTCGGTGAGCGTATCGAGCGGTTCTGGAATCAAGTGATCAGCGACAGCAACGCTAACAACCTGATCGAAGAATCCAACCTGCTCGATGTGAACGGTCGCCAGCGGCAGATTGATCATTTGTTTGAGATTAACGCCCAGAACTATTATCTGGAGAGCAAGTGCAATCTGAACTTCGACAGCGAGAAAATCCGTGCTAGCAATGATAAGGTGAACGCCATCGCTGAGACTATCGGTGGCAACATCACCGCCGCTTACTTTGTACCTGTCGTCGCTACTGTAAGCAACAGCGAGCAGACTAAGTATGCCAACAAAGGTATGAACGTGTGGGGTGTGAATGACCTGCTCGCTATCATCGATGCCCCCTTTACATCTGATGAATACTTTACATTCCTGCGTGAGGTTGTTGCCCCTATTCTTGAAGAGAAAGGTCTGTGACACTCGGGGCACTGTCCCCATAGCATCATCAGTAGAGCACCCGACCCTGTAGACTAACAACAGCAACGAACCCCCATGGTCATCCTAGGATCTCTGGTCATCATCGCCGTGTGTGGCACCATGACCGCTGCTATGTCAGCAGCAGGTGCCCTGGCATCAAACCCGATCGGCACCGTTCGCGCTGCCCGTACTATCGCCAAGATGGCCCGCCGTCGTCGCCAACCGTCCTACCAGTTCGTGCAGCAGGTTCGGGTGCAGGATGTGACACCTAAGCAAGTGACCACGGAGCGCCCCCTGCTGCCTCGCTGACCCTGTAGACTAACCTCAGTTCAAACAAAGCACATGACCGCCACCCTCAGCACCTACAACGGTTGGGCAACCTACGAAACCTGGAACGCTGCCCTGTGGATCGGCAACGATGAGTTTCTGTACAACACCGCTAAGGCGTGTGTCGAGTTCTGCTCCGATGATGAGACCCCCTGGGATAAGTTCGTGCGCTGCATGACCGAGGGACAGATCGGACGCCACCTAGAGCAGACCCCCGATGGGGTGGCATGGGATAGCGTAGCGATCGACGCCGATGAGATGAACGCCATGATGGTCGATCTCTGAACTGACCCCTAGGGGGCACACCCCCCACCGCCTGCCCCCTATAATTGTCTCATCAGCAAACGACCCATGACCCGCCTCATCCTCCCCCTGACCATGACCGCCATCGCCCTCTGGGTTGGCGGCAACGCCCTCGCTGCTGGTCTGCAGATCACCAAGGCATACAGCGACCGCCTCGCTGTGACGATGTGCGAAGTGTCCGAGGTGCCCTGCCGCTGAGCTCCCCGACCCTGTAGACTAACAGCATCGAAACGAAACGACCCATGACCCTGACCGAAGCGAACACCATCTGGGAAGCGTGCTACGGCGACGACCTGAACAGCGACGGGTGGCAGCGGTACACCAGCGCCCAGCGGATGCAGGCGATCGAAGTTCGCCAGCAGGCACACGATGGACAGTGGGGCATCTGGAACATCAGCGACCGCGACTGAGCGGCACTGCCCCTAGACTACCATCAGTTCACACGACACCCGACCATGACCGAAGCATACGCCATCTTCACCACGGGCACTGACTACTACGATCGCCCCGAACTGTTCGGACTGTATGCCAACGTAGAGAAGGCAGAGGCAGAGGCAGCAGTCCTACGCGAGCGCCTGGAAGATCCCGACTGCGCCGAGTTTGAAGGGCAGCGCCTCTACGATCGGGTGGAGGTCGCCTACGTGCCGATCCGCTGAGGGGCGACCCGCCATCCTAGCACACCGCCCCCACCTCGGGGGCAGTTCTGCAGTTACCCTATAACGTTATCGTTATAGCGGCGGGGCCGAGCGAAAGGAAAATTGATAGATACTATTAACCTACAAAACTTTGAAAACGCGAGTGCGATAACACTTCAAATAAAAAAATTTTTCGCCAGAAAAAAGACCCTCAAAGGGTCGATGAGATCTTGTAGACATTCAGAATTTTATTAGATCTATATGAAGGCACTTGGAAAAGTTCCATGATGCAAATACAGAAGGCAGTAAAAAGGATGGTTGTACTCACAGTAACTGCCCAGTCTCTCGTAGAGTAACTCTTCATGGATGGCAGTCTCCACTGTGAGTTTCCCAGGACACGAGAAACAAGTTAATCACGTTACGTTTGCAGGATGTTTTGGAGGACATCGGAGCAGCAGCGGGCATGATAACGGTCGGGGGGACCACAACAGGTGCCTGATTGGGAGGGGCTACGATGGTAGGGGGATTGTATTGAGGTTGATAGTTGTATTGAGCGTTTGCAGCGAGCGGGACAGTGGCTGCAGTCAGAATTGCAAGATAGCGTCGCATAATGTATTGAGTATTTCTGCGATCAGTATAGCAGGGATCTGAGGCGCTGTCAAGGGTCTAAATAAAAATAAACAAAGATAATGTATGGAAATTAAAAAATTTGAAGTGAAGCATGATACTCAGTGGGCGTATGAGTTCACTCATGCACCAACGTTAGACATGTTTCAAGAAATAGAACATTTTCTAAAGTATTGCGAGGACCAGAACCTATTTGTACCAGAGCACAAGGCAAATTGGTCATTACGCGATGGAGCACAAACTCCCAGAACCATTAATGTATTAAAGCAATTCGATAGTCTCAGTGAATTTAGAGATAAACTAGAGAACGAAGTGTTTCCTCATATCTTAGAGCAAAGCAAGATCGGATGCACAAAGAGCGAAGACAACAACGACGATCCCGAAAAATTTGCAAAGGGATACAAAGATTTCTCTGGTTATTACTTTAATATCGTAGAATCCTGGTTTGACATTATTCTGCCAGGATCATACGAACCATTTTCATATGATCCATGTGATTTTACTGGTTATTATTGGATTGCATGTACTGAAGAGCAACCCGCGATCATTTTAAAGGATCCCGCAGTTGGCAAGCGTTATCTAAATACGTTGTATAATACACTGACAGTTACTCCATTTTTATCAATTGATCCATTTGAAAGCGGTGTATTGATATTACCTGGACACTATGAGCGTATGATGCATGTTCAGCGTGACGATAGACCAGGAGTTGTGCTAAGATTTAATTTTAATTTGGAGAGAAACGATGAGCAAGATGGTGAAAGTACTTCATGAAGGAAGAACAATGTATTTCAATGATTATGATGAAGCAGTTGATCATATTCATGAAATTTACTTAGGGTATGCCGAGAAAGGAGTACCCGTTCCACAAGGAGGATTGCAAATTTCATATGTAGAGGATGAAGTCAATGAGTAGTGTATTTTTTAATTTACCACCTTCTAACGAGCAAAGAATTGCTCAACTTGAATTAGTTGCAAAAGATACTCAGAAATGCTTTGAGGCATTACGTGATAACGTTATGACTAAGCATACCACGTTTACCTATCAAAAGAAGGATGCAGAGATGCCTGTAAGCGTTGGATTAATTTTTGATGAGATTTTTGAGAGATTGGAGAAAATCGAAGAAGCACTTGACAGTCTGAAGGACAAGTGATACAATAAATAAGTACGTCATTGGTAGTATATGGCAAAATCACCGAGTTTTAACAAGTCTAGTTACGTTCCTGGCAAACCGAAGTGTACTCGTCAGGGGCGAAGCAAAAATACTAATCTTTCTGCCAGTTCCCGTAACGGCAAAAAGAAGCGTTATCGTGGTCAAGGCACCTAATGCAAGAAATAGAAGCGCATATTAAGGACTGGATTGCAAGAGTTTCCCATATTCGACCAGAATTGGGAGGTTTTGCGCTCTGTCCTTACGCTTCTAATGCAAAATATACAATAATTGAATGTAAAGCGAAGGACATCATGCCTATTTCTGGGTATGATGTCATTTTTTATGTCGTTGAAGATCACTTCGACCTCGCAACTGTGCAGAAGTGGGTAGAATATCACAATGATTTGTGCTCAGATTACCTATTTTTTGAAGATTGCGCGTCATATGACACGTACATAGGCGGAATTCAGTCAAATAACGGCAAGTATAATCTAATTTTGGCGCAACCGCGTGAGAAGTTACGCAAATTTAGAGAAAAACTTGCAAAAACTCCGTATTATACTCACTGGAGTGATGAGTATTTACGTGAAATCCTTGGAGATGACTACGATTTAGTGCAAAAATCGGGATAGCAACCCCGTAAAAAGTTCTGTTCAACCTTATTTTAGGAGAAAACAGATGGCAAAGTATCAAGTAGATCGTGACGAGAAATTCATGAAGGAAAATTGGGGCACAAATCGCCTCATTACCGATTATAACGCGATTCCTGCTAAAACAAAACCCGTAAACCAACCACCAGAAGATAGATATTCCCGTCCATGTGGGGGTAAGGGAGGATTTGATGATTATGTCGAGAGATGGCACTAGCGAATCCTCTGTCTTAGAAAATGGGCATAAATAATTAAAAACCTATGTAAATGCCCAAGAAAACTAAGACGTTAGTTAAAGATCTAGGCGTGTCCTTTGAACCTCATCCAGTAACTGAAGATCTTCTTACAGTTACCAATGAGACTGCGGTTCAAAGGGCACTATATAATCTTATATTAACTCAACGTGGAGAACGTTTCTTTAATTCAAAATTTGGATGCAGTATTCGTTCATTACTTTTTGAACCTGTTGACTACATTACTGCATCTTTGATGGAGCGTGAAATTGAAGACACGATTAATCTCTATGAACCTAGAGTGAGTGTGCATAAAATAACGATTTTTCCTGATTTTGATGGCAATGGGTATGAAATTGAGATTTTATATGAAATTTCATCGTTAGACACCGTTAATAAGACTGGTGATCCTAATGGTCAATTAAAGTTCTTCCTGGAGAGAACCAAGTAAGATGTCTTATACACAGTTAACAAAGTTAGACTTTGCAGCAATCAAGGCAAGTCTTAAAGATTACTTAAGAAATAACAGTGATTTTGCTGGATATGATTTCGATGGATCCACATTATCTGTTCTTCTTGATCTTTTAGCGTATAACACTTATTATACTGCCTTCAATACGAATATGGCAGTAAATGAGAGTTTTCTCGATTCTGCTACCATAAGAGACAACGTTGTTTCTCTGGCAAAACACCTTGGTTACACGCCCAAATCAACTCAGTCGGCAAGAACTATCGCATCCATTCGTGCAACGTGGCCCACGGGCATTACAGCGCCATCTCAGGTCGTTTGGAAGGCAGGTACGGGACTGATTTCGACTATTGATAATGTAACATACACTTTTGTATCACCTACTGACGTTCAGGTGACACCAGTTGGAAATACCGCTACATTCAGCAACTTGGTGCTACTTGAAGGTGTACTTGTAAAAGAAGAATTTACTGTAGTTCCTTCGGACACTACTCAACGCTTTATATTAAACAACCCCAGCATTGACGTAAGCACTATTCAGGTTTATGTAAGACCTAATGCAACAAGCACTGCTAAGACTTTATATAATGCTGCTAATAGCATTATGAATTTGGATGCAAATTCGCTAATCTACTTCGTTCAAGAGGTAGAAGACGAGCGTTATGAGTTAATTTTTGGTGATAATGTAATTGGAAGAAAATTAGCACATAATGAAGTAGTAGAAGTTAGATATTTGGTCTCTGAAGGGTCTGCAGCGAACAATGCGACCGCATATAACTTCAATGCAACTCTAACAGACCTCAACAATAATGTAACAACTCCCCAGATTACAATTTTAAGTGCTACTAAGTCTGATTCTGGCGAAGATATTGAAACAATCAAATCAATCAAGTTAAATGCTCCTAGAAACTACAGTTCACAAAACAGAGCAGTAACTGCCGATGATTATAAGACTATCGTAAGAAACATCTATCCTAGCATTGCTGATATTATTTGTTACGGAGGAGAAGATGATGATCCTCCTCAGTATGGAAAGGTGTTAATTACCATCAAACCAAAATATTCAACAACTCTCAGTTCATTTACGAAAAATGAGATTAAAACTAAGTTAAAGAAATATTCGGTCCTTTCTGTAACACCAGAAATTATAGATCCAGCGGTTATTTACGTTGAATTATACTCTGAAATTTTCTACAATCCTATTTCTACAACTCTCAACGATAATGAGATATATAATGCAGTATATGAGGCATTAGTTGACTACAAAACGAATACTGATGTAGAAAAGTTTGAAGGTAGACTAAAGTATAGTAAATTAATGTCGTTGATTGACAATTCAGAACCTTCGATTTTGTCTAATCTAACAAACCTGAAAATGAGAAAGGATTTTTATCCTGTAGTGAACACCAAGACTTCATATGAACTTTGTTATCAAAATGCATTTAATCCATCATGTGAAAGTGGCGAGACTGTAATCAGTACTACGTTTAGAGTTGCCGAGTTTCCTGATGAAACTGTGTATTTTGGAGATAATGCTGGAGTAATTCAATTGTATACAAATACAAGTAGTGGTATTCGTGAAGTTAAGCGAGCAAATATTGGAACTGTAAATTATGCCACTGGAGAAATTATGATTGATAATTTAATTATATTAAAGAGTGAGCGTGAAGATGGACTAGTTCAAGTAAGAACTATTCCCAAAAATAATGACA